AATCGGACAGCTAATTCAAATGGATCGCCCCGCGATGGTTTCGCAGCCGTCTTACGCGAAGTCGGAAGTCGAGAGGATGCTTTCCCAGCCTTTGATGACGATGGAGGAATGCGACAAGCTTCGCCAACTCGCCTTATCGCTCCCCGCTGAAGCGGATCTGGCAAGTCCGCAAGAGATTGCTCGGCAGCTTGAATTTATCGCAGCGACCCTGCCAGCCAAAAACATTGATGAGGCAACAGGGCAAAAGCGGTTCGCGGTCTACGTTCGATTGCTCGGCGGATATAGCAAGGAAGCTTTGTCATACATGACCGAGAGGGCTTGCCGCGAATTGGACTGGTTCCCAACGCCACGCCAATGCCTAAGCTTCTTGGGTGAATATCGGACGCCACCGACGCGCAAAGATCGAGCCTTGCGCAAGTGCGAAGACTTCACGCAATCGGTATTCGATCAATTCGTTGCTGATTTACGCGATGGCCCAGTTGATCAATCTGTGATCGACGCAAAGCCGGAACGCTGGAAACGCATTTGCGTAGAGACTGGTTTGCTACGTCGAGAGGGTGAGGGATATGTCCAGCGGCTACGGAAGGCCGAATAACCGCACACAATTCCTGATAGACCTAGACAGATGGAAGCGAGGCAAAATGTCAAAGGCTGCTTTACGCGATAACTGGAAAGCTGGGTGTTACCCAACAGACGCCTGGGCGAAGTTCTACCTTCGACACTATGGGGTGATGTGATGGCTGATCCTGTTATCATAGGTAACGCCACGCTTTATCTGGGCGATTGCCGCGATATTCTGCCTACGCTTGGCAAGGTGGATGCTGTAGTGACTGATCCGCCTTATGGGATAAACATAACCAAAAGCAATCGCCTCGCCGTAAGTCGCGGCATGGGTGGCAAATCATGGGACAACGAAACCCCAGAGGCCAACTTCCTTGCAGAAATTGTTCGCATGACAAAACAGGCAATTATTTGGGGTGGAAATTATTTCTCGCTTCCAGCAACTCGATGCATTTTAGTTTGGGACAAGCAAAACGATGGGCGTGATTTTGCCGATTTAGAGATGGCTTGGACAAACATTGATGCTGTTGCCCGAATTTTTAGAATGCGTCCGCAGTCTATGGATGGAGGCAAGGTTCACCCCACACAAAAGCCAATTGATTTAATGAAATGGTGCATCAACAAACTTGATAATCCACAAACCATTCTCGACCCATTTGGCGGATCAGGCTCTACGGCAGTCGCATCCGTGCTTATGGGGCGCAAAGCTATCTACATTGAGCGCGATACTGATTACTTCGACATAGCCTGCAAGCGCATTGAAGATGCACAACGTCAAGGCGATATGTTTATATGACCAAGGCAGACGCATTAGGTCTCGCCGCACTTTGGACTGCCATCGGCTTGTTTGGTAGCATAGGAATTGCTATAGTGGCTTTACCAGTCCTTTTATGGAAGCTGAGACAATGGCATTGACACCTAAACAAGAGCGATTTGCTCAAGAAGTCGCACAAGGCAAAAGCCAAGCTGACGCTTATCGAGCAGCCTTCAATGTTAAGCCAACGACCAAACCTGAGACCACATATAAGCGTGCTTGTGAGCTAATGGCTGACGGGAATATATCGGGAAGGGTTGCTGAACTTAAAGCCGCAATCGCTGAACGTGTCGTTTGGACGATGGCAGACAGCCTCGATGTTCTCTCCACGATAGCCAAAGGCATAGACCAGGACGCCAAGCCAAGCGACAAGGTGAACGCTGTAAAAGCCATCAACGCAATGATCGGTCTTGACGCTCCATCAAAGCTAAACGTCAATGGCGATATTAAAACTGATGTGACCGTTCGCTTTGTAAAACCATTGCATGATTAAACAGCGTATGGCATGATGATGCGAAGGAGCCATTATGCCTATTGCTGAAAATTTATCTGGACGCCGCTTTGGCAAACTAATTGCAGTTTGCGATATTGGGAAAACCAAGAGGGGGAGAGTCTGGAAATGCGTTTGTGATTGTGGCACTGAAACGACATCAATCAGCACTTATCTGAAAAATGGGCATAAGCGTTCTTGTGGCTGTCTTCATGCTGAGAGCGCAAAGGTTGCAGGAAAGAAGCAGCGAACGCATGGCCACACAACCAAGGAGCGCAAAAGATCGGCTTCAGAATATCATGCTTGGGCATCAATGAAATCGCGCTGCCTTAATCCGAACGTGCATAGCTATAAGCGTTATGGTGCGCGAGGAATTACTGTGTGCGAGCGCTGGGCTGAATTCCAAAATTTCTATGAAGACATGGGGCCAAAGCCATCAAGCAAACACAGCTTAGAGCGCTTGGATACAAATGGAAATTACGAGCCTGCAAACTGCGTTTGGGCTGACGCCTTTCAACAAGCATCGACTCGTACAAATGTTAGATCAATTGAGGCTTTTGGGAAAATTATGACAGCGGCAGCATGGTCGCGTGAGACAGGCATTCCAGCCACCGTGATTCGAAACAGATTAGATTCCGGATGGGATGTTGAAAAAGCCTTGAGTGTCTCGGTAAGAAAGTTGGCGCGTGGCTAATCTTGAATTGCCAGAATGGTGTGAAAGCCTGTTTGATGAGGAGGCTAGGTATTTTGCCTTATTGGGGGGGCGAGGTAGTGCGAAGAGTTATTCTGTCGCTACAACGTTGATTCTCCGCGCCGCATCTAAACCGCTTCGCATTTTATGCGCCCGTGAGATCCAGAAATCAATCAAAGATTCTGTGAAGCGGCTGCTTGATGACACCATTGCGCGTGCTGGGTTGCAAGAATTCTTTGTGTCAACTGATACAGAGATACGCGGACAAAATGGATCTTTAATTTTATTCGCTGGCCTGCGCTCAAACATTGACAGCATTAAGTCAATCGAGGGCATTGATGTCTGCTGGGTGGAAGAGGCGCAGACTGTTAGTCAAGCCAGCTTGGACATCCTGATACCAACAATCCGCAAACCCGGCAGCCAAATATATTTTACTTGGAATCCTAAAAACCAAACCGATCCAGTGGATGTAATGTTTGTTGGTGAAACCAAGCCGCCAAAAACAATATTTTTACGCGTTAATTGGGATCGCAATCCTTGGTTCCCTGACGTTCTCAAAGCAGAGATGGAGTACGATCGAAGCCGCGATCCTGACAAATACAAGCACGTCTGGCTCGGCAGCTATCTCAGCAACAGCGAGGCACGGGTGTTCCGCAACTGGAGCATCGAGGAGTTCGACACACCTGAAGACGCAACACACCGGTTCGGCGCTGACTGGGGCTTTGCTTCAGACCCGACAGTCTTGATCCGCTGTCACGTTATCGGGCGCACGATCTATGTCGATCACGAAGCCTATCGGGTGGGCTGCGAGATTATGGACACGCCTGATCTGTTCCTGACCGTGCCAGAGTCCGAGAAATGGCCTATCGTTGCTGACAGCGCCCGACCTGAGACAATTAGCCACATGCAGCGCCACGGCTTCCCGAAGATCATGCCAGCGATCAAAGGCCCGAAGTCTGTCGAGGAAGGCATTGAATGGCTTAAGTCGCACGACATTGTGGTGCATCCCCGCTGCAAGCATACGATTGATGAGTTATCCTGCTACAGTTATAAGACCGACCCGCTGACAGGCGCAGTATTGCCAGTTCTTGCAGATCGTGATAATCACTTGATAGACGCGCTGCGTTATGCGTGCGAGGCTAGTCGGAGAGCAGCACCTAAAAAGGCTGTCGAAGTCCAACCTCTAGCAACGGTGAACAGGTGGTAAATGGCTCGACTGACTAGAGAACAACGGCTCGGCAATGTGCATCAGGCGGCATTGACTGAGTTTGATCGCTGTCAGTCATCCATGCGCGATGAACGCTTGCAGTGCCTTCAGGATCGCCGTTTCTATTCACTCGCTGGCGCACAATGGGAAGGCCCCATCGGTGAGCAGTTCGAGAACAAGCCACGCTTTGAGGTAAACAAGGTTCACCTGAGCGTCATTCGTATCATCAACGAATACCGCAACAACCGCATCGGTGTTGACTTTGTGTCCAAGGACGGAAGCAGCAACGATAAGCTGGCTGAGACTTGCAACGGATTGTATCGCGCTGACGAACAGGACAGCGTTGCAGATGAAGCTTTCGACAATGCTTTCGAGGAAGGTGTTGGCGGTGGCTTCGGTGCATGGCGTCTGCGCACCGTCTATGAAGACGATGAAGACGATGAGAATGAAAAGCAGCGCATCCGCTTTGAACCGATCTATGACGCTGATAGCAGCGTATTCTTTGATCTAGACGCAAAGCGCCAGGACAAGTCGGACGCTAAATATTGCTTCGTTCTCTATTCGATGACCCGCGAAGCCTATCGCGCTGAATGGAACGATGATCCGACCACATGGCCTAAAGAGATTCACCAATACGAATTTGACTGGGACACGCCAGACGTTGTGTTCGTGGCGGAATATTACCGCGTCGAAGAAGTGCGCGAGACGATCCGCATATTCCAGACCATCACTGGCGAGGAAGAACGCTACACGCAGGCAGACTTTGACGCAGACGAAACGCTTGAAGAAACTCTCCTGGCTGTTGGAACCATCGAGGTTCGCCAGAAGCGGGTGAAGCGTCGGCGCGTTCACAAATACATCATGAGCGGTGGGGGCATCCTCGAAGATGCTGGCTACATCGCTGGCAAGAACATTCCGATTGTTCCC